ATTCAATGACCGATGCCTGGCTAAGTCAAATTGCCTATTGTATTGATGTGTGGGAACGAATTGAAATTGATGTTGTTCACGATCGAGCCGAATTAACCGGCAACAACAAAGATGATAATTATAAACATAGAGAGCTACTAGAAGGCAATCCCAACAATCCTAGAGATTTCCATCATCCTCGCATGACACTAGATCGAATGAAAGAATGTGATCAACTTTCTAAATACTTGAAAACCCAAGGAAACAATTCCGATTGGTGGGAACGTGTTAAAAATAGCAAACAAGATCCTTGGGAAAAACTCAAAGTAAACGACATCAATGGGCAAATGCGTCAGTTTCAATTGAAAGCACAATAACTGTGAAAAAAATTGTATATGTGACTGGGTGTCTGGGGTTTATAGGAGTGCATGTCACCCGTCGGTGTTTGGAACAAGGCTGGTATGTGATTGGTGTGGACAAAGGCACCTATGCCAGTAATTTTGATTTCTTAGACGAGTTCCAAAAATACAGCACATTTAAATTCATACACAAAGATATCAATGATCTTGACCGACTGTATGACTGCGATTATATCATAAACACAGCTGCCGAAACTCATGTGGACAATTCAATCATGAGCTCAGATGTTTTTATTCGTAGCAACATCAACGGAGTACATCGCATACTAGAATTAATACAACAACAGCCTGTTCACCGGCAACCGACCTTGTTGCATTTTTCAACCGACGAGGTTTATGGAGACATTGATTCGGGTGCCCATACCGAAACTGACTTGTTAAAACCCAGTAATCCTTACTCGGCATCCAAGGCAGCAGCTGACATGTTGGTCTTGGCCTGGTCTAGAACATTTGGCATCAAGTATGTGATTGTGCGGCCCACCAACAACTACGGTATTGGTCAATATGTTGAAAAACTCATACCCAAAAGCGTTAAATTTCTTGAACTGGGCAAATTGATTGATTTACACAATCACGGCAGTCCGGTACGAACCTGGTTGCATGCCAAGGACACAGCCAATGCTGTAATATCCATTATTGATTCTGGATGTACCAACGAAATATTCAACATCAGTGGCAATATTGAATTGCCCAATTGCGAAGTAATTAAAAAAATACTACATCTATATTACAGAGTTGATCATGACAACAACTGGGAAACGTTTACTACACCCAGCAAAAGACAAGGGCAAGATGTTCGCTATGCAATTGATGACAGCAAGTTAAAAAAATTAGGTTGGGTACCTGTAGCCGACTTTGACCAAGAACTGGCCAACGTGGTCGAATACTACAGGAATAATTTTGTATGGTAAAGAACTATCTAGTATGTTCAGTTCGCCCCATATCCGAGAACTGGATGAATCAGGACAGCTCACAACTGCATTTGGACTATCAAGAAATGTATCGTTTAAGATTGGCCAGCTTTAAACACTTTGTAAAAGAACCGTTTGAAGCTGTGACATGGACTGACCCTGCTACCAATAGCGATACCTGCACTTACCAAAATTGGTTGGATATTAAAGAACTGTGGCACAAGGAACCTTGTAACATATTCTGGGCCGGTGCCGACACACTTATGATTCAGCCTACAAACTTGTTTTCTGACAGGTTCTCTCAATATCGATTGTTCAATTATACTGACCCAAGGAGTTATGGAGATTTTGCACACTATTTCAATGACGACATACAATATTATCCACATACCATGTCAAGTGATGTGTGGAAATTAGGTGAAGAGTGGTTGACTCAAAGAGAAACACACCCAGATCGTAATTGGGGGTTTGATCAGTTAAGACACAATGCCATGTTCTGGAGTCAAGATATTCCTGACTCTGACAGACTGCATCCAGAGATGGCCTATCAAGCAATGAATTTAAGAAGCATAAATCCAGATGTAATAGGTCAACACAACGGGTGGAATTCTTTGTCTATAGAGCAGGCTCATATACTACATTTTCATGGTAGCCGTGGCAGCCAGGCAGTAATAAACATCATGAAAGAAATTTGCAATCAACTAGGTATTCAAACATGAAACAAATATTAGAAGATATTAAAAAATACATCGATGCTAAACACGCAGACAAGACCTGGGTAGCTGGCAAAGATTTTGTTAACTATGCTGGTCCGCATTTTACATCCGACGAGTATGTGGCAGCTGCCGAAGCACTACTAAATGGCTGGCTGGTAATGGGCAACAAGAGTCTACGCTTTGAACAAAAGTTCCCCAAAGAATTTGGTAAGACTCGCGGAGTGCTAACAAACTCAGGCAGTAGTGCCAACCTGCTGATGATGGCCGCAATGAAAAGCAAGCGTGGCCATAACTTTCCATCGGGTACTAAAGTATTGATGCCCATTGCAGGCTTTCCAACCACACTTAATCCAACCTTACAAAATGGATTTACGCCAGTGTTCTGCGATATTGAAATTGATACCTTGAACATTGATCTAGATCAAGCAGAACAGATACTTGCCGCCGATCCAGACATTAAGATTATAACCTTTGCACATGTGTTGGGTAACCCGCCCAATATGGATCGTGTGATGGAATTAGTTAATCGACACAATTTAATTTTGTTAGAAGATTGTTGTGACGGATTGGGTACTACCTATGATGGAAAGCCACTAGGTAGTTTTGGTGAGATGGCAAGTTGCAGTTTTTATCCGGCGCATCATATGACCATGGGCGAAGGCGGATTTGTAGCAATGAACGATCCACAGCAAGAAATCATTGTGCGTAGTCTACGTGAATGGGGCCGTGGATGTTATTGCGTAGGGCCCGAGGCCAACAAGTTAAAATGTGGCACATGCGGCAAGCGATTTAATGAGTGGATTCCAGAGATGCCAGATCAGATATTTGATCACAAATATGTCTACGACGAGATTGGATATAATCTAAAGCCAATTGAATTACAAGCCGCAATGGGTCTAGAGCAAATTAAGAAATTGCCAGAGATTCACACTTTACGTCAGCGCAACTACAATCTGTTGTTTGCTATCTATGAAAAGTACGAAGAGTTCTTCCACTTGCCACGTGCTCGTTACAAAGCAGATGTAAGCTGGTTTGCATTTCCGTTAACAATTCGCGAAGGTGCTCCGTTTACACGCATGGACATTGTTGACTACTTGGAAGAAAATCTAATTCAAACTCGTCCGTACTTTGCCGGTAACATCATGTTACAACCTGCATATTCACACTTGATGAATCCTGCAACAGCACGTGATGACTTTCCTGTTGCTACATTTACAATGAAGAACACCTACTTCCATGGATGCAGTCCGGTTATTACTCCAGAGCAGATTTCCTACATTGGAGAGAAAGTTGACGGATTTATGAGTTTATACCTATGAAAGGGTTAAGCCAGGTAACGTCTAATATCGACGGACAGCCAATGTTCAAGTATCTAGACATGGCCAGGGAGTTAGAAGCCAAAGGTCAACATCTTATCCACATGGAGATAGGTGAGCCAGACTTTGACACCCCTAAGAATGTTACCTGGGCAGCCGTTCAATCTTTATCCAACGGAGAAACACACTACGGTAGTAGTTTTGGTCTACAAGAATTTAGAGAGGCTGTGCAGTTTGCTACAGAACGCAGTAGAGGATTCCGTCCTGACTTAGATCAAGTACTTATTACTCCAGGTGCCAATATTGCTATCTACTATGCTGTGTTCTGTTTAGTTGATCCAGGCTTTGAAGTTATTGTTCCAGATCCTGGGTTCAGCACATATTACAGCAACATCAAAATGTGTGGTGCTGTGCCTGTGCGTGTGCCACTGAAAGAAGAAAACGAATTCCGTATGAGCCCAGACGACATCGAAGCCGCTATTACAGATAAGACACGACTGATTATTATTAACAGTCCGCAAAATCCCACAGGCAGTGTGCTTACCACTGATGAAGTTAAACGCATTTATGAAATTGCCAAGAAGCATGACATATACATTTACAGTGATGAGATTTATGCACGTATGAACTATGAGCCAATTGGTTTTGCAAGTCCAAGCATTTATGATCACTGTAAGGAACATGTTATCCTTAGCAATGGGTTTAGTAAAGCATTTGCTATGACAGGATGGAGATTAGGAACATTGATTGGACCTGCCAATGTCATCGAACGCATGGCGGCACTACTACAAACTACATCAAGTTGTGTCAGTACGTTTGTCCAACGTGCTGGAATTGAAGCTATTCGCGGCAGTCAAGAAACAGTTACAAATATGATGGCCGAATATCGGGCACGTAGAGACCTGCTGGTCGACGGGTTAAATCGTGTCAACGGCGTTCGCTGTCTCAAGCCAGGTGGCGCATTTTACGTATTTCCTAATATCACAGGAACAGGACTATCGAGTGACCAAGTTGTTGAAAAGTTAATGGCTGCTGGAGTAGTGACCTTGCCCGGACATTGTTTCGGAGAACACGGTGAGGACTATATTAGATTGTGTTATGCCACTAGTCGTAAAAACATTCAAGAAGGTCTGAATAGAATTTATAAAGCATTGGGAACAAAATGAGAGTATGTGATTGGATCGCTGATTATCTAAAATCAATTGGAGTTGAACGTGTACACGGATTAATGGGCGGTGGCGCAAGTGGACTTAATGATGGATTCATCAAACAAGGTATGCCCTATATCTGTTATCATCACGAGCAAGGTGCAGGACATTCTGCAATTGGCGAAAGCAAGTTCACTGGCAAAATTGCAGTAGTTAATCCCACAACAGGTTGTGCAGGTACTAACTGTGCAACATCAGTTTTAAATGCATGGCAAGACAGTGTACCTGTTTTGTTCTTGTCAGGCAATGTTAGACTACCAACTTGTAGCGGACACATTAACAAAAAGAACAACATCAACATTCGTAAGTATGGTATTCAAGAACACCATGTTGTTGACACCTACAAGTCAATGACCAAATTAAGTTGTTTTGTTGACAATGTACAAGACGTAGCATACACAATTCAATATGCAGTACACTTGGCAACAACTGGTCGTCCTGGGCCTGTATGGATTGATATTCCAGGAGATATTCAAACAGCACAGATGCCCGAGAACTATAAAGAGTATACCGCTACCAAGTTAGTCGAGACGTTATCAAGCTATGATCGTGTCAAACAAGCAATTGCCCGAGCAAAACGTCCTATTGTGTTAGCGGGTTACGGCATTCGTCAAAGCAACACAGTCGACGACTTTGTTAATTTTATTGAGCATTACCAGATTCCTTATGTCAGTACCTACGGAGCAAGAGATTACACAGCCGATGATCACAAATTAAGCATTGGTGCTGTGGGTATCAAAGGAAGTCGTGCAGGCAACTTTGCTATGCAGAACGCAGACTTGTTGCTTATCTTGGGTAGCAGTCTTGGATCAAGTGTAATTGGATACGATCCTGCACAGTTTAGTCCTGCGAGTTATAAAATTATTATAGACTTAGATGTTGACGAATTGAAAAAAGATATTGTTAAAATTGATGAAAAGTATCATGTCAATTTAGAAAACTTCTTTAGGAGCATGGTATGAACCAACAATGGATAGACAAATGCAATTACTGGAAAGCTATCTGGCCTGTAATGCAAGACGAATATTGTGCTAACAACAATGATTACTCACTAAACATATATGCTGTGCTGGATGCTATTAACAAACATAGTCGTCCCGAAGACATCTTAATGGGCGATGCTGGTAGTATTAGCTACGCAGGACCTGTTGCTCTAAATGCCAAGCCAGGTCAACGTTTTATTTTTAGTCCAGCACAGGCAGATATGGGATGGGCATTGCCTGCGGCTATTGGTGTTGCTATGGCCAGTAATCAACCTATCATCAGTATCATAGGTGATGGTAGTTTTATGAGCAATATCCAAGAACTTGCTACAGTCAAGCAACATGAACTGAATATTAAATTTGTTATACTCAACAATGCAGGTTATTTGAGTATCAAAAACACACAGACCAAGTACTTTCAAGGTCGTGTACACGGTACCAGTTCAGAAACCGGGTTATGGTTTCCTAACTTTATGAACATTGCTTCTGCATTTGGCATGGCCTATGCTGATATGCGATTAGCTTCAGACCTAGACAAGTTTCCAGAGATACTTGCTAAACCAGGTCCTTGTATTATTGACTGCCGTTGCCATGGTGATCAAGAAATTCTTCCAGCGCAGGCATTAAAGGATGGAAAACAAGCAGGCCTACACGACATGACTCCGTTCCTTAGCGATGAAGAACTTGCTGGTGAAATGATTATTAAAATTTAAACACCATGACAGACAATATTCACAAAACAATTCCAGGTCTAGAAAACTTAGTTGAATTAAGAGATAATTCAGAGTTTCTAGAATTAAAAAATCTGTGGTGGCCTCAATACGATCAGGGCATGTGGAATTACATGCATAGACACCGCATAGAACCAGAATTTTTTGATTTGCTAATGACCCATGTTGATGCTACCAATATCATGGTACAGGCCGGTGGTAACTGTGGACAGTATGTAAAGCAGTTTAGTCAACGATTTGATACTGTGTATACATTTGAACCAGATCCATTGAATTTTTTGTGCTTGACTTTAAACTGTGGTAATAACGTGATTAAAACGCAGGCCTGTCTGGGCAACGATAACAAATTTGTAAGTATCGATAGAACAAGTGATGCTGGAGCCATTCATGTTACTGGACAAGGTAATGTACCTACTATGCGTATTGATGACATGCATTTACCAAGTTGCGATCTTATACAGTTAGACATTGAAGGCTATGAACTATTTGCGTTGCAAGGAGCTCAACGTACCATTGAACAATATCATCCTGTAATCATGATAGAATGGTACGAGCCGTGGGCTGAACGATATGGAACCAATCAAAAAATACGCGACGAGTTTTTTAACAATATAGGATACAAAAAAGTGCTAGTCAAAGATAACGATATAATCTATAAGCGCCTAAAATGAAAACAGCACTAATTACCGGAGCCAATGGATTTATTGGTCACTACTTAGTAGAAGAATTTTTAAAAGATCACCATGTGATCTGCGTAGTACGACCAGGTTCGGTTAATATGGAACGAATCGATCACGTGCTTGATCGTGTTACTATAATTGAACACGACATTAAAAATTCTTGTAGGCGCTTGCCAACAGCAGATATTATATTACATGCTGGTGCCAATCCTAGTTCAGCTGACAGCTTGAGTGATCCTACAGCATCCGTCATGGACAATGTGCTGGGTACATTAAACTTGTTGGAACATGCCCGTCATACTGGAGTTGAAAGATTTGTATATTATAGTAGTGCTGAAGTATTTGGTCCTATATCTATTGGTCAAGACAGTCAAGCAACCGACGCCTACAACAGCAATAGTCCTTATGCAGCCGGCAAAGCCGCTGGAGAAGAACTGTGCCTGGCCTATGCTAACTCGTTCAATGTTCCTGTGAGCATTATACACATCAACAACACCTTTGGTCTACGTTGCCAAAGCAATCGCTTGCCTGTGATCATTGTACGCAAATTACTCAACAATGAAACCCTAGATATACATGTAGGACCCAGTGAGTTAATTGGTGGTCGTCGTTGGTTCTATGCCGGCGATGTGGCCAGTCATACTCGATTTATATTAGAAACACAATCCGCCCGTTGTGAAAAATGGAACAGTGCTGGATCAAGATTTATCGATAATCTTGAATTTGCTCAAACTATTGCTCGTTTAATGAATTGTGAATTGTTATACAAATTGGTTCCTGTTGATCGTCCTGGGCATGACTTATGTTTTAGCGTCGATCCTGGAAAATTATATAAACTAGGGTGGCGAGCACCAAAAACGTTCGAAGAACGTTTAACTGAAACAGTTGATTGGTATCAAAATAACCCTGAATGGCTCGCACGATAGTTGACAAACTGTGGTGAATTGTTGTACAATAGCATATGAAGAAAATCTATTATACCTGGCGAGATGTTGAGCGTCAAACACAAGAAATCATACGTCAAATACAGTTAGATGACTGGCGTCCTGACTATGTGGTAGGACTTACCCGTGGCGGGTTGGTTCCTGGTAATCTTATTAGCCAATACTTAGAAGTTCCAATGGAATGTCTTAAAGTAAGTCTACGTGATGATCATTCTGAACCCGAAAGCAACTTGTGGATGGCCACAGATGCTTATGGATACGAGTCAGCTGATAAAGATCCTAATGTGTGGATTGAAACATATCCAGGAGGCAATAGTATCACTGGTCGCAAAAATATTCTTATTGTAGATGATATTAACGATTCGGGTGCTACATTGAATTATATTAAACAAGACTGGCAATCAAGTTGTTTTCCTAATGATCCTGTGTGGAATGATATTTGGAGTAACAATGTTCGTGTTGCTACTTTAGTAGATAATGAATCTAGTGCTAGTGAATTAAGTGTTAGTTATAGTGCCATCGGCCTAAATAAAGCTGAAGAAGATTGTTGGATTGTGTTCCCTTGGGAAGATTGGTGGAAATGAAAATACATTATAGAGACACTAGCGTATTAGAAGATATGGACGAAGCCATCTCTGCCAGTATTGGTACCAATCAACGCATTGATTATTTTGAAATCACCGGCATGGAATTTCGTCGTCACTACACTGCATTTGACAAAATAGGTCTACCAGGGGGTTCTACACAATATCTATACAAAGGTATTTCAATTAAGGTTATAGAATGAAAATTAAAGTTAGCGAATTGTTTTATAGTTTACAAGGCGAAGGTCGCTTTGTAGGTGTTCCTAGTGTGTTCTTAAGAACCTATGGTTGTAACTTTACCTGTGCAGGGTTTGGGTGCAAGCCAGGAGAAAAGTCAACAGGCGCCGATGACGTGGCCGAGGTTGTTCATATGTATGATAAGTTTACAGACTTGCCGTTAGTGGAAACAGGATGCGACAGTTATGCCAGTTGGCATCCTGCATTTAAACATCTAAGTCCAAACTATACCACAGAAGACTTAGTCGCTAACATGTTGTTGTTAACTCCAAATGGACAATGGGTGCAGAACAATGGTAATGATGTACACTTGGTTATCACAGGTGGTGAGCCCTTGTTGGGATGGCAACGTGCTTATGAAGAATTGTTAAGTCATCCTAACATGGCTGATCTCAAGAACATCACGTTCGAAACAAATGGCACACAAGCACTGCAAGACGGTTTCAAACACTATGCCTACAACAGACACCTGCTTAAAGGCACAGAGTTCACATTTAGTGTCAGTGCCAAGTTAAGTGCATCAGGTGAGAAAGCTGAAGATGCTATTCGACCCGACATTGTCAAGAGCTATCAAGATTTGAATGTTGGTCCTGTGTATCTTAAGTTTGTGGTTGAAACTGAAGAACATGTTAACGAAGCAGTGCGAGCTGTGGACCAGTATCGTGCGGCAGGATTTACAGGTCTAGTGTATCTGATGCCACAGGGCGGAGTAGTTGATCCATATGAAAGCAATAAACTAAACATTGCCAACATCTGCTGTGAACGTGGGTTCAACTATAGCCCACGCTTACATGTGGACTTGTGGGGCAATGGCTGGGGCAAATGATGGGTGCCGGTTACTATTCTCCTGGTGTAGATGCGTACGATCATTTTTATCATAAAGCGTTTTGGCGACTAAAGTTTTTATGGTGGCCTAAACGTAGTGACATATCCGGACGTTGGTTATGGTTACGTCAAGTTTACGAAGGTACAGCAATGTATCATGGACCAGGCGAGGCTGTGTTTGAATTTAGATATCACGAGATCAAAGAACATTTAATATGGAAATTAAAACAATGACACCATTACAAGATCGTATCACAGCATGGATCAAGGACTATGCTCAACAGGCCAATATGAAATCATTGGTAGTAGGTATCAGCGGCGGAATTGATAGTGCTGTGGTCAGTGCCTTATGTGCTCGCACTGGCATGAATACGGTTGCTGTAACAATGCCCATCCGTCAACGTCCAGACCTGCATGACCTAAGTATGCGTCAAGGTGCTTGGTTGGCCGAACGCTTTGATAATGTACGTCATGAAATTATCGACTTAACTACAACCTTTGATGAGTTTGAAGGTCGACTAGCTACCTATCCAAACTTACTAGGTTTAGCTAATAGTCGCAGTCGACTACGCATGGTTACCTTGTATCAAATTGCTCAAACAGTTGGTGGTCTGGTGGTAGGTACTGGCAATAAAGTAGAAGATTTTGGTGTGGGATTTTATACCAAATATGGCGACGGTGGTGTGGACATCAGTCCTATTGCTGACTGTTACAAAACAGAAGTATGGCAAATGGGCCGTGAGCTGGGTGTACTGGATGATATTATCAATGCGGCACCCACAGATGGACTATGGGATGATGGACGCACCGACGAAGATCAACTGGGATTAACTTATGCTGATTTAGAGTTAGCAATGAGTCAAGACGAAGGTGTAGTACTAGTAAAAAGTGCTTTAGAATTAGAACGTTTAGAAAAATATCAAGAAATACGTGCTCGCAGTCTGCACAAAATGAATCCTATTCCAGTATTTAAAAAATAATAGCCTGACATTTAAAACCAGATAAATTAGTCTGTAGCATTCAATATTATCTCAAGGACAAAAATGAAAAAAATTGGATTCATCGGCATTGGCAAGCTGGGCTTGGACTGTGCAGAAGTGTTTGCTGAAAAGCATGAAGTACGCGGTTACGACATTTACCCAAGAACTAGCGATTCAGTAAAGGTATGTGATATTAGTGAAGTAGTCGACAAAAGCGAATGGATTTTTATTGCTGTTCCTACTCCACACACAGAAGGCTACGATGGAAGTGTTCCGTCAAGTCACATGACTCCAAAAGACTTTGGACACGATGCTGTTATTGATGCTATTAACAATGTTAACCGGTATGCCACTACATCTAAAAAAGTGGTACTGATTAGCACAGTACTACCAGGAACAACTCGCAACAAGTTTGTTCCTTTGCTAGATAAAAAACATCAGTTTGTTTACAATCCTTATTTGATTGCTATGGGGTCAGTCAAGTGGGACATGGTTAATCCTGAAATGATTATGTTGGGCACTGAAGATGGTAGCCTAACCGGTATTGCCGGTGAACTTCACGATCTATATGAAACCATCATGCAGAACAATCCACGCTATGAAATTGGCACCTGGGACGAGTGCGAAGCTATTAAGATTTTTTACAACACATTTATCAGTGCCAAGGTTGGTCTGGTTAACATGATCCAGGACTTTGCTATGAAGGTTGGCAACATCAATGTTGATGTTGTGACCAATGCGTTGGCTCGCAGCACAATGCGTATCATGGGTCCTAAATACATGACAGCTGGCATGGGCGATGCAGGTGCTTGCCATCCTAGAGATAACATTGCTCTACGTTGGTTGGCTGCAGAGTATGACATTGGTTACGACTTATTTGATACAGTCATGCATGCACGTGAAATCCAAGCAAAAAACTTGGCATTGTTTTTAGTTGAACAAGCCAAGAAACACAACTTGCCTGTTGTGATCCACGGCAAAGCCTACAAGCCAGATGTCGAATACTGTATTGGCTCTTACTCTACGCTGGTTGGATTCTATGTTGCTGAGGCTGGTCACCGTTGCTATTATGTTGATCCATTAGCCGACGATACAACAGATGTGGTCAACGATTTTAATCAACCAGCGGTGTTTTTATGGGCACACAATCGAAAAATCACATACGAGTATACTGGTAACACACCTGACACACAACCCTACTGTGAAATACAGCCAGGCAGTGTCATTGTTGATCCTTGGCGCAAGTTACCGCTTGACATGCAAGATATAACTGTAGTACACTACGGCAATACCCGATAGGAAATCATGCTAAAAATATTTGACATTTTTAAAAAGAAAAAAGCAATCACACCCGAGCAACCAACGGCTCTACAAAAAACGGAGAAAGAGATTGCCAACGAAAAGGGCGAGCCGTATGTCAATATTATTAGCATGGATGTTGATCCTGAGAATATTCAAAATGGTGCCTTTGAATTAGATTGGAACGACAAATTTGTGGCCAATCTAGTTCGCGCTGGTTATCAAATGGATCCTAAAGATACTGATGCCGACATTGTGGATCGTTGGTTTACAGCAGTATGTCGTAACGTGGTTTTAGAAACCTACGAACAATACCAAGCAATGGATCCTGAACGTGACCGTGTAGTTAAGACTCGCAACATTGGTGATGGTAGATCTGAAGTATCATGATGCTATATGTCAACGGTGACAGTCATACTGCTGGTGCCGAATCTGTAAACGCACATGCCTTTGCTGAAGACGATCCTGAGTTATTCTATTTAGGTCGTGCACCGCATCCAGAAAATCTTGCAGTGACTTGGGGTAAGGTATTGAGTCTTGCTTTAAGATCGGGATTTCGATGTGATGCTGAGAGTGCTAGTAGCAACGCTCGTATCATAAGGACCACACGTGACTGGTTAAGTAATGGTGGCGCTAATCACCCTGATCAGTTGGTCGTTATACAATGGTCAACATGGGAACGCGAAGAGTGGTTGTACAATGGCACTTACTATCAAGTTGGGGCCAGTGGAACTGATAGTGTACCCCCAGAAGCGGCTGACCGGTATCGTAACTATATAATTGGTCTTGATTGGCAACAAAAAACTAAAGAAGCATACAACAAAATTTTGGAATTTCACCAAGAACTTGTTGAACAAAACATTCGTCATATTTTTTTCAATGGCAACAATGATTTCAGTATTATTAAAGATCAAAAAGATTGGGGAGTTAATTATATTGGCCCTTATGATCCTGCTCAAACGTATGATGCTATAATTCGCTCAACTGGCATAGAAACAGTCATGCCCAATTCATGGCATTTTGGACGAGATGGCCACTCAAGTTTTGCTCGTTTTATGCTCAATTACATTATATCCAATAAATTTGTTTGACTTTGCTGTGTAGGTATGTTATACTACTAGTATGAAATATGTACTTATAGATACAGCCAACTTGTTCTTTCGTGCTAGGCATGGAGCATTTCGTGCCAGCGATACCTGGGAAAAGGTAGGATTTGCCTTGCATGTTACTCTAATGGCTGCTAACAAAATGGCCCGGCGCTTTGAAGCAGACCACGTGGTTTTTGCCCTAGAAGGACGTAGCTGGCGCAAAGATCATTACAAGCCCTATAAAGCCAACCGTGCTGTAGCTAGGCAAGCTCTAACAGAAGCAGAACAAGAAGAAGATAAAATGTTCTGGGAAACCTATGATAATTTGACTAAATACTTGAGTGAGAGGACCAACTGTAGTGTACTACGTTGTCCTACCGCAGAAGGCGACGATATCATAGCTCGCTGGATTGCTTTACACCCCCAAGACGAACATGTAGTAATTTCAAGCGACACAGACTTTGTACAATTGCTTGCTTCCAATGTTAAACAATACAACGGCATTACCGATGAATTACACACTATAGAAGGAATCTTTGATGCAAAAGGTAAACCAGTTATCGATAAGAAAACAAAAGAGCCTAAGACAATTCCAGATCCGCAATGGCTTCTCTTTGAGAAGTGTATGCGCGGTGATTCGAGTGATAATGTCTTCTCGGCATTCCCTGGCGTTCGGACGAAAGGCACTAAGAACAAAGTCGGCCTCCAAGAAGCGTTTGAGGACCGATTAAAACAAGGATATAACTGGAACAACATGATGTTGCAACGCTGGACCGATCCAGACGGTGTTGAGCATAGGGTATTAGACGATTACGAACGAAATAGATCATTAATTGATTTAACAGCACAACCCGAAGAAGTTAAGGCCACAGTCGATGCCGCCATACGTGAGCAAGTCAGCCACAAAGACATCGGCCAAGTTGGTGTTAGATTTATGCAGTTTTGTGGCAAGTATGAACTGAACAAGTGTAGTGAAAGTGCAGACAGTTTTGGACGTTGGTTAAACGAAACATACAAAGGAGTATTAAATGGCTAAAGATTTTTTCTGGACTGCAATAACATTTAGTATTCTATTTGGGTTATTGACCTTGGCATTCTGGCCCAGCAGTAAAGGCAATGTATTTGTTGTAAAATATGATTGCAGTGTGCTCATCGGTGGATGGCATCCTGATGTACCTGTTAAGATACAGGAAGAATGTAGGAAAAGGGAGTTAAACAAATGAGCTTAATAGCACTACCAGTGGTAGATAAACAATATTGGATTTTAAAAGAAAACGATCGCAAGGTCGGCAACGTAGAAGCCTGTGCTGGCGGATATCAAGTCAAGATCAACAATCAGGTTGTACAGTTTAAAACAATTAAATTAGCAGCACGAAATGCAAATATTGAATTTGAACCTGCGACTAAAATTGTCAAGCCTAAAACAAACATAGATCAGATCTACGGCTACGCTGTTACAGGTCGAGTGTACAATCCCATGTGGAATGTTGCACAACAATTACCAGTATACACCAAGACTAGCAAAAGCAAATCGTGGTTTGCCGCAGGTTGGTACAATGTCAAGAAGGGTCGCAAATGGAAAGCGGTCCTGGCACCCAAGCTAATTACATTACAACGATATCCTTATCAAGGACCGTTTTATACTCAAGAGGAAGCTGACAACAATGACTGAAATGACTAATCCATTTTTGGATCAAGCAAAATTTATGCGCCTGTGCGGACAAACAGTAGCGGTAGAGAACGTAGACCAATACGCACTTTACTTGAATTTAATCAAGGAAGAAGTTCAAGAGCTCGAAGACTCAAGAACTCGCGAAGGCGACTTAGACGCACTCATTGATATTCTTGTGGTCACCATTGGTGCTATTCACAGTGCTGGATTCAACGGTGAGGCGGCATGGCAGGAAGTGATGCGTACTAACTTTGCCAAGGTTGATCCGGTCACTGGTAAGATTCGCAAGCGTGGCGATGGCAAGATTCTCAAACCCGATGACTGGACTCCGCCCAATCTTGAGCCATTTGCTCGACTGCCCGAATGAGTTTACACCTACAAAAATTTGTTGATCGGGTGCGTGGGCATGAAGCTCGTGGCTCAAAAGACTTTGTTATGACTCTAGTTGAGGCCAAAGACATGCATGCCGACATTACTAGACTGCTGTTAGAACTGCATGATCTACGTGAACAAGCCAGTAAATCCCAGGTAGAAGAAGTAATAACAGTACAGGTAGGTGGCGGCTCATTCTAAATATACCTATATTTCTAGATAAATAAAACATAGGAATATACTGCTATGAGCCGACCCAAACCCAGCGTACTAATTGAACACACCAACAAATCTACCTACAAGACTGAACAAGTTTTGGCCAGCGAAGGTGTATGGGCTGTATTCTACGAGGCCAAGCCTATCAATCTAAAAACATCAAACATGCTGGTCCAATATCCAGGACCCAAGTACAAAAAAGTTAGTTTCTCAAATCCTGGACATGCCAAAAACTTGGCCCGCAAACTCAACACACAATTTAAGACCGACAAATTCACAGTGGTCTTGCTTAAAGCTGGTGAGCAGGTCTATCTCTAATGTGCGTGACAAAAAGAAACTTACTGAAACATTAGTTGCTCAGTTAGATCCAGAGCTTGGTATCACGGTTGAGCATGCATGTAATACCTGGTGGTACAACTTACGAAGCACTGGTGGCATGCGACTTACTGCGAGTGGGTTAGATGCCTTTTGTAATTTGTTAAAACTTGAACACTATGATTATCGCATAGATCCATTCGATCTTAATTCAAAGTTAATCATTGCCATGGATCGTAGACTACAACAACCTTATTATATTGTAACCAAAAAGAAGATACCAATTCAAATTATATTTTTTGGTAGTAAAGAGGCAATGATGGCCAATTTATACGGCGATATTAAAAAATTCATTGACAACTATCGAACATAGTGCTATACTAAATACTCAATATGGAACAGAACAAAAAACCCGTTGATAAGTTTTACTACTCTGAACAAGAGTGGGATCGATTAGGATGCGGTCCGTTACCAGAAGAGCGTGATCGTGCTAAACAACATTTAGACGCTTGTGCAAAAGGTAATCCTAAGATTGACGGTAAGAACGTAAAAGGTTATAACTAACTTAGTTTTGCATTTTAGAAAAAAATGCATGGTGGGTCGGACTGTTAGAATCGTAGTAGTAAAGAATTGTTGTAATTCCTTTGTAGTGAAGGCACTGTGGACCCGGGGGCGGAGCCCGGCATCTCCACCGGAGGGTATTTGTTAAAGTATTCTGCGTTGGGGATGAATTAGTTTCGACATGGTGAGATAGCGAAAGAGGCAACACGGTAGGCGATGACCGTTAATCAAGCAAAACTCGTAAATGCCAAAGCATCTACAGGCGAAGTAACTGTTTCTGGTAAGAACGTTAAGTTCTCTGCTCGTACAGCGAAAGCCGAATCTTTCGCAGTTTAATCACCGCGATAGGGTAGGATATACCTCGTAACAGAAACAACCAGAACCCGCTTCGGCGGGTTTCTTTTTATGCATAGTTAACTTCTAAAAGTACCAAGAAACCTTGCATTTTTTGCATGCCATTAGTGTAAACCACTAAATAATATGTTGGGCATCAATCCAGCATTCTTTTAAAAGGAAATCTCAAGCATGAAAAAATTATTATTAGCATTATTCGCAATGGCTAGCATTACCGCGGCTCACGCTCAGGTATCTGGCAATTTAGGTTTGACAAGTGACTACCGTTTCCGCGGCATCAGTCAATCCCAAAATGCTCCTGCTGTCCAAGGCGGTGTTGACTATGCCCACAGCAGTGGTTTTTACGTTGGTAACTGGAATAGTAGTGTAAGTTCACAAGTTTACACAAATGGTTCTGGTGTAGAGAGTGATCTCTATGCAGGATACAAGAAGGACATCTACAAAGGTATTACTATTGATATCGGTACATACAACTACTTCTATCCACGTGCTACTACTTCAGCCAAGACAGGTTCTAACTATGATACATACGAAGGTTTTGTTGGTGTAAGCTACAAAGACCTAGTGGGTGCCAAGTACAGTCGTACATTGGGTGCTGGTTACTTCGGTACTGCTAATGCACAAGGTACAACTTATACACAAGCTGATGCCAAGTTGCCAGTTCCTGCAATCAAGAACTTGAGCGTAGTGGCCCACGCTGGCCGTACCAATGTTGCTAATAACGCCACATTAGACTACAGTGATTACAATGCTGGCATTGCTTATGCATTGCCACAAGGTTGGGAAGGTACCGTCAAGTACTATACCAATACAAGCACTGGCACTTTTGAATCCGCTAACACTGTTAACGGTCAGAAACTTTACAGAAACGCTACTGTGTTTACTGTAGCCAAATCATTCTAATAGTTAATTAGAGTTCACAAAAGGACCTTCGGGTCCTTTTTTCATGACTAAGTATTAACCTATGTGTGGAATCCTTTTAGTTAAAAGTAAAAATACAATAACGATAGAACAGCACCTAAATGCTTTTTTAAAATTACGTAGCCGTGGACCGGACTTCTGTAGATACCAGTACGAGAATAATATATTTGTTGCACAATCAGTGCTACACATTACAGGGTCGGCAGACTACTATCATCAAGAACACCCAAACTTTTTAGCCTACAATGGTGAAATATATAATTTTAAAAAGTTTGGTGCATATAGTAATGATATAGAATTTGTGGATGAATGTATCAACAATGATATTTCTAAGTTAGCTGACGGATGGGGTCCGTGGGCATTCGCTTGGACAGACAAACATACTGTGCTGTATGCTAGCGATCCACAAGGTGAAAAAACTTTATATCAATATCAAGACAACAATATATTAGTTGTGTGTAGTGAGATTGCTCCTATACTTGATTATGTCAATACACAAAAAGTCTACAACGAATACATTAGTAGACATTGGGCTTTGGTAGATCAAACTCCATATTTAGGTATTACTAGAGTTGTTGCTGGTCAATTATATCAAGACGGACACGTTATAAAAAATATTGATAACATATGGGCTTGGATTAAACCCGCAGAATATAAAGATATTAATGAAGCCTATGAAGAGTTTGCCAACAAATGGGCTCATGTTACTGAATTAATGACCCCTGCATGTCCAGCGGCTTTAACCTACTCTGGTGGACTTGACAGCAGTATCATACTCAGTCATATAGACAATCTTGAATTATACACTACTAACATGCTAGGTAAGGATCCTATTGTGGATCACGTTAATGATTTTCTAACCGATAACGAGTGGCTAAGATTACACAATATCTCAGTTAACAAACAACAATGGGCACAGGCATTTACGGATGTTCTTGCTCGCTCTCAACTGCCTGTACAAAGTTGGAGTTTTGTTGGACAATGGATTGTTAGTGAACAATGCAAGGAACGAGTATTGTTTACTGGTGTTGGGGCGGATGAGTTATTTGGTGGTTACGACGTTTATCAAAGACTAACCTATACAACGGGCCAATCGTCTAGCCCGTATAGTCGTGGATGCAGTGCTCTCTTGTGGCAACGTTGTTTGTCTGCGTACGACCAACATGCTGGGCAGGCCACATTATTGGCTGATTATCTATATCAAATTGCCGGCTGTGATAGCCGAGGTATTGATGTGATTGCTGGATCCTGGGGTATAGAAGCAAGGAATCCGTTTTTGGCTAAACCCGTTATGCAATTAGCATTAAGTTTACCATTTGAATATAAAGTAGGCACAATCCCCAAACCCTTAATAAGACGTTTGTTTTTAGAACGATGGGCAGAAAAAGATATCTTGCCTAAAAAAGGATTTACTGGACATTGTAACGACAGCTTACCGTGGTTAGATGTTGAAATAGAAACAACCAACGATAGAGATCAAGACTGGAAACAAATTGTGATCAAGAGTTTTTATAACTAGCCCAGTCAACTAAGGTATCAAACCACGCAGGAGTAAATGTAGTGCCAGGATGCTGTTGTAAATAACAGGCCATAACAGCTACGCAATAATCTTCTCCTGGAGTGATAGCAGAGGTCCGTGAACTATTGTACTCGTACCAATCAATGCCGTACGGTGCTTGGGCATCTGTTAATCTAAATAAAAATTGCTGACCCAACTCTGCCAGACACAGCTTTGCAAATTGGTCAAAGGTGGTTATTGATTCTAAGTGGGCAAATTGATCTTGATAATGTACATGAGTACTGATAAAGGCCGACACAGTGTTTATGGAGTTGATACGTTCAAGGGCTCGCAATCTACTTTCGCCTGTTCCAGACTCCAACAACGGAAGACCTATATAATGTAGCAACATGGGCTTGATACTGCCTTGTCTAGGCAAGTCATCTACCCATATGTTTAATTTAACCAAATTAGCAATATCATAATGGTTCGCCGGGTCTTCAATAAATCCATTAATCCCCTGACTGGCTATATGTATGTTAGCCCAATCACAAAGATCTTGTAAACTTTGATTGGTCCTGATTGCGTTCTTATCCTGGGCTGGATTATAAAACAAACAATGGGCACCATGGTGAAAACTATCCGCAATTGGATCTTGGGTGCTTGGATAAGTTAAATTGATTGTGGGATTATTCCAGTACATATAAGTAATTATCACATGACCTTTGATCAAAAGAAAATTGCGCAAGAACAAATTTGGAAATATTTGCCATTAGAACAAGCTATCAACCATCAGGTACATCAGGCACTTGATCAAAAGAAAAATATAGCATATCGAATTGTTGACAGCGTATTTGCTGAAACTCCCGCAGCCTGGACAGATGCCAAGTTAATAGTCACCGACAACATACCTACCCGTGCAGTAAGCGGCAAGACACTTCCTCTATATCCAGAGTATTGGCATGTTTATCATTATAAACCTGTATATCAACCTAGTCCGGCAAGCTATGGATACAATTGTTTTATGAATAGAATTTCAGAAGATCGAGCACAAACTTTTCAAGAGCTCAAACGTAGAGGATTACTGTCAAAAGGTCTAGTTAGTTTTAACAATCTCCGGCCTGGGGAGTCAATCAGTACTGTTCAGGATCTACTTGATTACGGAGACCCATATAATAATTTAACCAATAGCTTAGAACAATCAATTATTGATTCTAATATCAGCGTGGTCTTAGAAACATATATCAGCGATGATCATATTACGTTTAGTGAAAAAATATTTAGAGCATTACAGTTGCCAAGACCGTGGCTTCTATATTGTAGTCCTCAATCTGTTAAATATCTTAGATGTCACGGATTTGATGTGTTGGATGATTACGTAGACCATTCGTACGATAACGAAATCTCTCACAGCCGCAGATTAATGTCTATTATAGACCAACTTGAACAGTTTGTCGAACGACATTATGACCACAATGACTATGCTAGATTTGAACAGGCCGTAAAACACAATAGGAACTTGTTATTAAAATTTGCACAGGCATGGCCTGCAAAATTTGATCATGTGCTCAAAGAGATTGCAAAATATGATTGACGTTGTTGGATCTACTTATTGCTATCAAGGAGAACAACTGGTGTCACCAGAGATAATTGTTGTTAGAGATCATCATTACAATGAAGAACAACAATGTTTTCCTATTAAACAACTATTAGAAAATAGTGTGTGTAATCCCAAAGAACATGCTGTAATATTTGATCATGTGTTACAACACAATGATGTTTTGCAGGATTATCAGTTGGTTAGCTTTCCTAGTTTTTTAGCTAGAGAAAATACAGAATTTGTACGGCAACAAATACAGCCCGATTGGTCTAACAAAACAGCTACATTTAATTTCATGATTAACAAGCCCAGGCCCCATAGATTTCAATTGTTAGAAATGATCAAAGAATTTAATTTAACTGACTATTGTCACGCATTGGCTTGGCAAACTAATAGTGTTAACGACATTCCTGTTACTGATTATCGTTTTGGAACAGAAGTTATTATGGAACGCGGCATTAGGAATGGTAGTTTTTGTAATTCCTATACCTATCAAGGATTACTACAAAAGAATGTGTTTGAACCCACGTGTGTTTCGTTGATTACTGAGCCGGCGTACTATGAGCGCGAAACCATTATAACCGAAAAAACCATAATGTCTATGTATGCTGGAACTATACCTGTTTGGGTCGGAGGATGGCGCATTCCAGACTATTTGAAACAAGCTGGATTTGATACATTCGACGATATTGTAGATCACAGTTATCAAGACTTAGCCAATCCAGCAGATCGATGCAGGCAAGCTATTGTTCTTAATCAAGACTTGTTACGGTATTTTGATCTAACCAAACGAATCAATTGGGAATGTTGGGGTCGTTTGAAGAAAAATGTAGAATTATTAGAAACTAATTATTTTAGGAACGAATGTTTAACTATGATTGATCAATATTCTGGGCTGGTACAACGCACCCTACGGCAATTGTTGGGGTTGACAAATGATAAATAACCTAGTATAATACTTACTATGATGACTAATAACTTATATCTCTCTTTAGCAAGCCGACTCATTATTGGGCAAGCCAATCTATGGGCAGTGTGCGGAGAAGGTGCAAGGGGTTCTGAATAGAATAAGTTTTAAATTTTTATTTACGAACCCTGGAATTAAACACTCCGGGGTTTTTTATTTTAAGAAAGGATAATATGACAGATTATAAAAAATTAAACGATCGTATTGTGCGGCAGGCTTGGGAAGTTAGTAATTTAACACTAACAGAAGAAATGAAAACCCAACTGTTTCAGAATAAGATTCGCAGGGCCGCAGAAGCATTACGAGCTCGTGAGCAAAACCCTGTGTATTTTCAGATTGAGGATTAATATTTTGCTCCCGTCGACGTCGGGAGCGCCAAGTAATTGGGTTGCTAGTTTAGTGGCAGAACAGCGGTCTCCAAAACCGCGGGTAGAGGTTCGATTCCTTTGCGACCCGCCAATCCTTAGCGGGATTCGTATAATGGTATTACCCCAGCCTTCCAAGCTGACGACGAGAGTTCGATTCTCTTATCCCGCTCCAAACAACAGTAAGGTGGCAGAGAGGCCCAATGCAAGGGACTGCAAATCCCTAAAACCGTCGGTTCGAATCCGACCCTTACTTCCAAACATAAAGAAAGGAGGCATATATGCCTAGTGTATTTTTAGTAAGCGATACGCACTTTGGTCACAAAGGTGTGTGCCACTTTACCCGTAACGACGGAGTAACAAAATTGCGACCATTTGATACTCCAGAAGAAATGGACGAGTTTATGGTCAAGGCGTGGAACGAACGTGTGCGTCCAAACGATAAAGTTTATCACTTAGGAGATGTGGTTATTAATCGTCGAGCATTAAAGATTATGAGTAGACTCAACGGTGACAAGGTGCTTATCCGTGGTAACCACGACATTTTTCCGGATGTGGAATATCGTGAATACTTCCGTGAGCTTAGAGCTTACCATGTAATGAATGGAATGATTCTTAGTCACATTCCCGTACATCCCGAAAGCCTTGGTCGTTTTGGTGTAAACATTCACGGTCATACCCATGCCAATCGTGTCATGCGTGATCTTGCTGTATGTGGGCGCGACAATGTGATTGATACAAGATACCACTGTGTTTGCGTTGAGCAAACCGATTTCGCTCCTATCTTGTTCGAAGATGTGATCGAACGGATTCGAGCGGAGGGTGGTGTAATAGGTTTTCAAAACGGTAATGGTACTACACAAGTAACCTAAAGTTTGACCCTGGTAGACAAATTGGTAAAGTCACCGATCCAAGAAATCGGAATATGGAGGTCCGAATCCTCCCCAGGGTACCATTGACACAGTAATATTTTTAATGTATAATATACATTTACAACAGGAGATATCATGAAACCAAGAATCGCAAGTCGTGGCCCAGCAATTGATATGGAACAATGTGTACGTCAAGCTGGTGGCGGACGATATGACATGGTCTTAATTGGTGCTCAACGCCTACGTGAGCTCAAACGAATTCACCGCGAGGATACTACACGATATGTTACTTGTGTAGATGCACTCAACGAAATTCAAGCTGGACAAGTTAATCTAGTAGACTACTTGGCAAAGGTAAAATAACATGGCAAAGCCACAACAAACATCAAGTGAACTAGGTCGCACACTAGCAGGACAATGGACCAAAAGCGAAAAACGCGAGTATGCTAGCCGTAGTATCATGGAGTCCAATCAACGCACCAAAGCTATTAACAAAGCTATCAAGCAACAACAATTCATGAAGTAAAGGGTAGGCACCCTTCGTCTATCGGTTAGGACTCCAGGTTTTCATCCTGGCAAGAGGAGTTCGATTCTCCTAGGGTGTACCAAGTTATAGGAGAGCTGGCCGAGCGGTCGAAGGCACCCGCCTACTAAGCGGGCATGGATCTAAACAGTCCATCTGGGGTTCGAATCCCTAGCTCTCCGCCAAGGGCCGTTAGCTTAATGGTAAAGCGTTCGACTCATAATCGAAGGAGTGATAGTTCAATTCTATCACGGCCCACCAAAAATTTCTTATGTTAGTTGACGCAAATAAGTAAAACACAACACAAGGAAATAACATGGCAACTAAAAAAACATTACAGCGCAAGAAACCTGGATTTACCAAAGCTGGCGTAGCTAAAATTGTTAGCATGAGCGTTAAGCAACTTGTTATTGAGTTAGATCGTACACAAAAGAAAAAAGTTAAAGCCAAAATTAATCGTAGGCTTAGTGATTTAAAATATGTTGCACCCGTAGTAGAAGCAGTAACAGAATAATCTGTGCCCCTATAGCTCAGCTGGTAGAGCGCAGCATTTGTAATGCTGATGTCCCGTGTTCGAATCATGGTGGGGGCACCACAGAATAAATGACAAAGAAAAAAGTAGAAAAGCAACCTCGCCCGACTTGGGGTAAGATGTTGACTCAACAAGAGTTACTAGCATTACTAGCAAGACTAGACGCAAAGAAAAAGGAACGCGAAATGAGCAAACTTTCAGACACACTGGCCAAAGCATTGGCAAAGAAACAAGGCCGTACTCACGTGGATGGTAGTGAAGCAAATACCACAGTAGAAAAGAAATCCCGAGTTAAACCTTCAGCTGGTCCTGCTAAAAAACCACCAACTCGTAGTGCCGGTCGCGGTAGATAAGTATCCTATAAATACGCAATGGCAAATGTAATTTTATTCACAGCTAATGCTCCTCGACAGGTTGTTTATAAAACTCATGTGTTGCAAATAGAAAACGTTGTATATCCGGCCGGAGCTTTTGCCATTGCCAGTCATCTAAGAAATTTAGGATATTCAGTGTTGGTGATTCCTCACTGTTTAAGATTAAGTTTAAGCGGTGTTAAGAAAATTATAGAAAATAATAAAAAAGAACTATTGTGGGTAGGTATAAGCACAACCTTGATGTCAATACAAAGCAGTTCAACCGATTCTTATCGTAACTTGTGGCATACAACTCAAGAAGAAATTTTAGATATTAATCTATTGTTTAATGATGATTTAAACAAGCTAAACAAATCTCTAGAACCAGCATGGGGCACCAATGAAGTCAATGCTATCGCTAAAGAATTACAATTAAAAAATACACCACTAATGATTGGTGGTGCATGGGTCACGTCAATTACCAACGGAAATTATTCCAACCTTGAAAAAAATATTCATTTAGTAACTGGCAACGCTGAAAAACAGTGCGAAGAACTTAGTCGCACATTAAGTCAAGGCATGTCTGAATCCCTTCCGTTATTTGTAAGCAACGAGGATTACGACAATGGGCATTTTCGTCAAAGCAAATATGCATGGACTGACAATGATCTAGTAGACGAAGATGATTGGGTCCCAATAGAAATTTCACGTGGATGTGCATTCAATTGTGCATACTGTAGTTATGATCGTAAATCTACGTTTGATTCTTACAAAGATCCAGTGGTAATTAGAGAACAGTTAATTGAATTGTATGAAAAATACGGTGTAACTAAATTCTTGCTAGTGGACGATCTATACAACGACTCTAAAAAGAAAGTTCGCATTATGTACGATCAGGTTTGGAGCAAGTTACCGTTCACCCCAGAATGGACCAGTTATCTTAGACTAGATATGTTTTACAGCGACCCGGAGAGCATACAAATAATAAAAGATAGTGGGTGCCGCATAGGGTCGTTTGGTATTGAAACCATGAACGATCGTGCAGGTAGCAAAGTTGGCAAGGGATTAGGCCGAGCTCGTATTATTAGCACACTAGAAAATCTTAAACGCATATGGGGTGATGACGTATTGGTGGCTGGTATGTTTATTATGGGATTACCGGGCGAATCAGTAGAAAGTATGATGGAAACAGCCGAGTGGTTAAAAACTACTGATTTATTATACAGTTACAGTGCCACTCCATTATGGATTACTCCACCAGAACACAAAAAATTCATACTTAAACATACCCCAATTGTTGACGACTACAACAAGTATGGTATCACCTGGACCAAAAATGAAGGATGGAAAAACGAGTGTGGAGTAACCTATAAGATAGCGGACGAAATTGCCAAGTCCTGCGTTACTAATTCTAACATGTTTGCTGTAAGTTTTTCAAACTATCCAGAGTTTAGAACTATGGGGTTTTCACATGAAGACTTTAAATTACTTAAACGAGATCCAGATAGTATAATAGAAAAATTAAAGCTGGGGTGCAAACAACTCAATGAGTGGAATATTAAAAGAACTCAAAATTTTTTAAGCATTGCAGATTGTACAAGTTAACTGCTCAAAACAAAAACTGCCTAAATAAACAACTTTAAGGAATTAACACCATGTTTACCTGGTTACTGTTACCTCACCTGTCTCATGATCGTGCATTGGTTAATAAGAATCAGTATTGAATAAATTGTAATAAATATTCCTGCAACGCCGGGTTCTTCCGACGTCGGATCAAACAGACGCTTGACATCACCATGTCTTTACTGTATTATTAATACAGAACGCCTACCGTAAGTAGAGTTCTTCTACAAGCAATTTCATAAATTATTAGGAAATTATGAATTACTTTATAAAAATTCTCATGGCATCAGTGTTGGTATTTGAAGCGATATCAGCTGGTGCGTCTACACAACAACCAATTGAAATTGTAATACCAACCGCACCTGGTGGCACCACCGATTTAATTGGTAGATTTGTAGCAAAAACGTTATCTGATGCTGGTATTCCGACAGTGTCTGTAAACAAACCTGGCGCTCAAATGATTGTAGCCGGAAAATATGTTACTAGCCTTAAAGGTAAAGAAAAAAACAACACCTTATTAATGCTAACCGCAGGGGGATCGTTGGCTTCGTGGTTACCGGACCCTACCCCTTATGATATTTTTAAAGATCTAGATCCAATTACATTGTTGGCCAAGGATAGTATTGTGGTTGTGGTTCCAGCTGAAAGCAAGTTTAAAAATATAACAGAGTTGGTTCGTGAATTACAAGCTCGCCCAGGGGAGCTGTCTTATGCAACTGGATCAATGAGTCATATCATTGCCGCTAATATTTTTTTAGAAGCAGTCAAGGCCACTGGCATTAATATTGCGTATCAAGGTCAAACGCCTGCTAATGTGGCTCTAGGAGGAAATCAAGTTGACTTTGCAGTGGTAAGTTATGCTGACAGTAAAGAACTTGCTATCGCTGGACGTTTTCGAATTATTGGAATTTCAGCCAATCAAAGAATAAACGACGGATTAAATGTGTCTACCTTAAAAGAACAGGGTATTAATGTGCCAGAACTTAACGTATGGTATGCGTTAATGGCACCAGCTGGAATGGATCCAGCACTAATTAAAAGAATCAACGAATTGGTTGTTCCTGCTATTGAAAGAGAAAAACAAACCCATGCACGACTTAAGCTATTAAATGCCAATGGTAGCACTCCGGCAGAACTTACAAGGTTTATAAAGTCATACTATAGTGTATGGAATCCATATTTAGAAAACTTCCGTAAAAACGAGTCTAAATAAATGCAATCAGGATACTATACAGTAGACGGAATAACCTACAAGGACAAAGTTAATGCCTTGTACGCCTCCACCAAGTCCGGAAGTCAAGTATTCTGGCATTGGCATGATCAATTTAATCACGTTAGTTGGAGTTCTGAATCTCCTTATACTCTTAGAGAAGTGTACAAACGAAGAGCTCAACAATTAAGAGATCAATACAACTGGTTAATTTTAAGTTTTAGTGGTGGATCTGACAGCTTTACTGTACTACATTCATTTTTACACAATAATATTCATTTAGATGAAATATTTGTGCGATGGCCATTAACGGCCACTCAACAAGTTTATACCCCAACTGCATTAAATGTAGATCCATCCAACACTTTAAGTGAATGGGAGTTGACCATTTTACCGCAGTTAGACTATGTACGAACAAACTTTCCTACTACTAAGATTACAATATATGATTGTAGTGACGATATATTAACCACCAAGTTCGACGACGATTTATTGGTCGATCAAGGTGATAGATTTAATCCAGGATATTGGGGGAAGTTCGGTAGCATGAGCGATTCTGAAAAAGTTATGCTTGATCAAGGGAAAAGTGTTTGCATGATCTTTGGAGTAGACAAGCCACAAATTTGTGTCAAAGAAAATCGTGTCTATTGTTATTTTCTTGATATATTAATCAACAGTGCTAGAGCATTGTCAAATCAGTACGACCGAGTAGCAGAACCATTTTTTTGGAGTCCAAACTGTCCTGAAGTTACCCATACTCAGGCTCGAGTTATTTACAATCATTTATTAAATAATCCCAATTTAGGAAATTTAATAGATTGGGGCACACCGTTCCAAATGAATAGAAAAATTATTTGGGATCAAGCTATTAGACCCGTAGTCTATCCAGACTACGATGTTCGATGGTTCCAGGCCAGCAAGGAAGCAAATTCTGTTGATTCTAGGCAAGATAGTTATCTATGGTTGCCTGAAAACAAAACACAAATAGAAAGTTGGAAAAATGCCGTTGACAACGTACTGGGTAGTCTTGATAGAAAATTTATTAATTTTGAGCAAGGCAAACCTATTGGGTTTGGAGGATTTACTAGTGAATTTTATTATCTAGGCGATTTACCCGGTGTTATACAATAAAAATTAACTAGGTTGACCAGAAATACCTTTTTTGCTATAATAGTCGTATAGTAATTAAAAGGAGTCGTAAATGGCTTATACCGTTTTCCAACATGATACTCGTTTTGGCCCACGTGCAGGCTTAGAAGGTCCTTTTCATTACCCAAGTGGTGCTGTGTTATACTACGATCCCAAAGCCGGAGAGTATTATGACCCACGCACTGACTTCTATGTTGATCGTGCAGATGTTGCAAGTTTACAACAGCAGATTATTGACCGCTTGACACAAAAATCTCGTTAGTAGTATAATGGTCGTATAGTAGTTAATTTTAATCACAATTTATAGGACACAGCCCTTATGTCAGAAACTCGTACAGTCACTTCGGTGCAAGCTCGCAAGAGTCTACTCAAAGCATTCAAAAAACAACGCCCACTATTTCTCTGGGGTCCTCCTGGTATTGGCAAGAGTGAGTTGGTAGCAGACATTACTGAAGAACTCGGTGGCGCTATGATCGACCTTCGTTTGGGTCAGATGGAGCCGACAGATATCCGCGGTATTCCGTTTTATAATAAAGACAATGGTAAAATGGATTGGGCGGCCCCAATTGATTTACCAACAGAAGAATATGCCGCACAATATCCAATCGTGGTATTGTTCCTAGATGAGATGAACTCATCAGCGCCTAGTGTACAGGCCGCAGCTTATCAGTTTATTCTAAATCGACGCATTGGCAAATACTTTTTGCCTAAGAATGTAGTGCTAGTGGCCGCAGGTAATCGCGAGTCAGACAAAGGCGTTACATATCGTATGCCTACTCCGTTGGCAAATCGTTTTATCCACCAAGAAATGCGTGTGGACTTTGCAAGTTATCAAGAGTGGGCAGTAAACAAAAACATCCACAAGGACGTAGTAGGTTACTTGAGTTTTGCTAAACAGGACTTGTACGACTTTGATGCTAAAAGTGCTAGTCGTGCCTTTGCAACACCACGCTCGTGGACCTTTGTGAGTGAATTGCTAGAAGACGATGATAGCGATGATGATACTATCATGAACTTGATCGCTGGTACTGTAGGCGAAGGCCTAGCTGTTAAGTTTATGGCGCACCGCAAAATTGCTGGTCGCATGCCCAAACCCGAAGACATTTTGTCGGGCAAGGAAAAAGATCTCGATGTTAAAGAAGTATCAGCTATGTACAGTTTAGTAATCAGTATGTGCTATGAGCTCAAAGCGGCTATTGAGAAGAAGGTGTCGGATAAACAGTTCCACGAAATGGCTGACAACTTCTTTGCTTACATGATGAAGAACTTTGAGACTGAGTTGGTGGTAATGGGAGCCCGCATAGCACTCACGACTTATAACTTACCATTCCAGCCTACCAAGCTGAAAAACTTTGATGAGTTCCATCAACGTTACGGCAAGTATATTTTACAGGCATCCGCCTAGTCGTCCAAGGAGGGTGGTGTAGTTTTATTACACGGGCTGTGTTCGCACCGCCCTCCAACCTTTTATGAAGACACAATATGACTATTGGAAAGAAGATCATGATCGGGTTATGGCGGAGATGGCCGATATGCAAGTGAAGTATGTATTAGAATATACCCGGCCAAACGATCATTTCAAGTATCTAATTAGGATAGGTAGAATGTTGGAGTTCCATGCAGTAAGGCAATGGCTATCACAGACTTATGGACTTGCTGAACAAGTTGATCGTGATACCATACATAATCCCCATTGGGGATTTGAAATTAGAATGGGTGCATCTACTGTTTACCTACGTGGTGATGAAGAGCTGAGTTGGTTCAAGATCCGGCACGGTGATCCTGTATGAGAATAGCCAGTGTCATTGCACCCTCTACTGGAGATGGGCATGTGGCCTATAGAGGATGGACACCTTGTATTGAATGGTGTGACCAGTACTGCGAAGGCCCTTGGTTGTTCGTTAGTGAAGGTGTATTTGAGTTTGAATGGGACAGCGACTATACAATGTTTATGTTGAGATGGGGTTAAAGATCACGGTAAAAACAGCCCACGAGGCTTTCCTATACAATGATCAAATAGGTGATCAAGGCCTGCGTCGTGATCTTGATTACACTTGGAGATTTACTCCGGCAGTAAATACGTGGTTAGGCGATGATGTAATAACTCCGGCCACAGTGGAGTTTGAATTTAAAGATGAAGCATGGGCGACTTATTTTCAATTGAAATGGGCTAAATGACAAACAAGCGGACTGGAAATTACACTTCTCCTGATAAAACGGATCTTAATAGATGGTATGTTTATACTCACACTGATCCTACAACAGGGGAAATTGTTTATGTAGGCGAAGGCACTGGACAAAGATTTGCGGCAGTTAACACTAGAGATGCTCCCCATTCGCAGTTTCTTAAAGAAGTAATACATGATAAAAAATTAAACTGTTTTTCTATAGTTGAGTCAAGATTAACTAAAGAACAAGCTCGAGAAATTGAAAGAGAGTTAATTGCCAAATACAACCCGCGATTTAATAAGTTAAAATGAATTACTACTACGAAATAGATCCCAAGTATGACGGCACCGTGTTTGGCGACAAATGGCGGTATTGGTGTATGTACAACTGCTCGCCTGCAGACAATGGTAAAATGTGTTTTAAAACGCATGATGACTTTGTAGCCCGAAGCACTCGTGTATGGTTGGAAAATGCCAACGGTGTATATCAGGTGCATC